CGGTCACGCAGGATTACACGATCAGGTCCTCGGATGTGAAGCGGACGTTCAGGGTGCAGAAGTTCAGCCCGAACTCTACGACCGGAGAGATTGTCAGCAAAGGCCGAAGGATTCCTCTGATGAAGTTCAGGCATCGCCCGGCGGGCGTGGCCGAAACAACAGGATCCGGACAGCGTCAGATTAGGGTGGAGGCACAGCGCGGGAAGCCGAAGGTTCTTCCCAGGGGCTTTAAGCACAAGGGACAGATATTTACCCGTGTCGGGCCCGGCCGCTATCCGATTGTGCATCTGAAGGAAATCTCCGTTCCGGAGATGCTCTCGGAGGATGGTCGTCACGAACTCGTTGAACAGGTGATTTCCGAAACGCTTTCTGAGCGCCTGGAACATGAAACAAAACGTCTGATGGAGAAGAAGCGAAGTGGTTGAGATTATGTTGGCCGCTGCGCTGCGGTCTTTTCTGGCGGATTTGTCGCAAACCTTTTCGGCCATGCCCTGCGATGACCAGCTGATGCGCAAGCCGGTAGTTGTTGACGGGTATTTGCCCCAGAAGCGCGAAACGGACCTGGACTTCTCGCCGCAGATCATTGTCCGTGTGATGGGGTCAACGGCTGAACGTGAAGTGACGGAGGCCACGGTTGACCTCATTCTCTGCTGTCACAGTACCAGTAATGACGGCTACGCCTATCTGCTGACGATGGCAGAGCGTATCCGGACGGCTTTGCTCAGGATGCCGATGCAGACGCTGGATCGCCGCTACGTGCTGCAGTTCCCTTTGGAGTGCAGGCTGCCGGACGATCAGCCCTGGCCCAACTGGCAGATGTCGATGAGTACCCGGTGGCTCATTAAAACGCCGCAGTTTGAAGATCAATTCTGAAATTTATGGAGCACTGACTATGGCTTATAACCACGGTGTCAGAATTTCCGAGGTAGCTACCTCGTTGCTGCCGACAGCAGAGGTGTCTGCCGGCATTCCCTTTATCGTCGGCACGGCTCCGGTCAACATGACCGATCCGTCCAACGTCAATGTGCCGAAGCTCGTTTACTCCTACGCTGAGGCGGTGAAGGAGTTTGGTTACGTGCCGCCTGCGGATGATGCGGCAAGCGGCCTGAAGAAGTTCGGCTTTTCGATCTCCGAGTTCATTTACTCGCAGTTCTCGCTGTTCGGCGTCGGGCCCGCGATCATTGTTAACGTGCTTGACCCGACAAAGCACAAGGTGACGGCCTCCATTACTCAGGTGGCTTTGGACACAAAGACCGGCAGTGCTACGATTCCGGAAACGGCCATCATTGCGTCCACTGTTGTTCTCTCCGGAACGAGCGGTGATTACGCCCTGGGGGCGGACTACACGCTCTCCTTTGACGATGACGGCCAGTTGGTGGTTACGTCGCTTAAGAACTCCGAAGGCGACTTCCTTTGCGCGACGGGCACGGACTTGACGTTTGCAGCTGAAAAGCTCGACCCGTCCAAGGTGTCGGCTGATGACATCATCGGCGGTGTGACCGCTGCCGGTGTCAAGAGCGGTCTTGAACTGGTGAGCGAATGCTTCCCGCGTTTCCGTTTGGTGCCCGGTCTCATCATTGCTCCGGGATTTTCCGAGAATCCGGGCGTGGCTGCCGTGATGGCTGCAAAGTCCTCCGGCATCAATTCCGTTTTTAATGCAGTCTGCATCGTTGACATCCCGACCGATGAGGTGAAGACCTACACTGAAGCCGCAGCCTGGAAGAACACGAACAATGTGACGGATCCGACGCAGATTGCCTGCTGGCCGAAGCTTGCTTTAGACGGCATCGTCTTTAATCAGTCCACGCAACTTGCGGGCCTCATTGGTCAGGTGGATTCTGAAAACGATGATGTGCCCTACGTTTCGCCATCCAACAAGAATTACCAGATGACATCGGCGGTTCTTAATGACGGAGAAGAGGTGTGGCTGGATGTTGAGACGGCCGCTTACCTTAACGGCCAGGGAATTGTGACGGCCCTGAATTTCACAGGCGGCTGGAAGTGCTGGGGAAACCGTACGGCCTGCTACCCGGCTAACACTGACGTGAAGGATGCCTTTATTCCGATCCGGCGCATGTTTGCCTGGGTCGGCAACACATTTGTGCAGACTTTCTGGCAGCGTGTTGACTATCCGCTCACGCGCCGCCAGGTGGATGTGATTGTGGATTCGGCCAACATCTGGATGAACGGCCTTGCGGCCAAGCAGTACATCCTGGGAGGCACTGTGGAGTTCCGCGAATCGGACAACCCCACAACGGATTTAATGGACGGCATTTCAGTCTTCCATGTGCGCATTACGCCGCCCAGCCCGAACCGCGAGATCTCGTTCGTGCTTGAGTATGACCCGAGCTATCTGCAGACACTTTTTGGTTAATGAGAGGAAAAGAGAATGGCAGCAGGATCCAACAAGATTCCGGAGCGGCTGATCGGCTTTCGTGTCTATAACGACAACAACGATCTGCTCGGGATTGCGACCGTCACGCTCCCGACGATTGAAGCCATGACCGACACCGTGAGCGGTGCCGGCATTGCCGGGGAAGTGGAAAGCCCGGTGCTCGGGCATTACAGCTCGATCACGGTCAGCTTTAACTGGCGGACGATTGAGAAGGCGGCAATGTCGCTTGCATCTCCCGGTGCGCACTCCGTGGAAGTCCGCGGCTCGCAGCAGGTCTATGACGCCTCCGAAGGGACGTACTCGACCAAGCCCGTGCGAATGACGCTGAGGATTGCGACGAAGTCGACAAACCTTGGCTCCTTTGAGACGGGGGCAACGACGGACACCGAACAAGAATTTGAGGTGATGTACCTCAAGCTTTATGTGGACGGCAAGGCCGCGATTGAAATCGACAAGTTCAACTATGTGGCTAAGTTCGGCGACACAGACATTCTGTCGTCCGTCCGCGGCGATCTGGGACTGAACTGATGAGACAAGATATCCCCGGCCAGTCCGGGGATGAGGAGACGTGACAATGAGCAATGTGGTGCACAAGCTTTTAAGGCCGGTAAAGTTTGAAGACAAGACTTACGAAATGATCCCGTTGGATCTGGACTCGTTGAGCGGTCGCGATATCAAGGAAGCAAAAAAGGAGTTTGAACTCGCCAATCCTCAAAAGGTGTCCTTTGTATTGTCGGCTGATTCTGATTTTGCAGCTTATCTGGCGGCCAGAGCTTCTAAGTTGCCGGTGGAGCTTTTTGACTACATTCCGGCTCCGGATTATGTCGTCATCACGCAGACGGTGATTAATTTTTTGCTCTTGTCGGGTTTCGGAGAGGCCGAGGCCCGAATAATTCAGCAGGCCAAGGATCGGGTAACGACAGAGCAGCAGGCGGTGACATTGACGAAGGAATAAAAAACCTGATGCGCTGTTGTTTCAGATTGGCTGCATCAGGTGCCGGAGGAAGTGCTGCTGAGTGGTTTGAGCGGCCGATTACGGAGCTTTATGAGTGGTGTGAGGCTGTTGCGGATGAGTTGAAAGTCCGAAAGTAGTTACTTGATGAAGTAGGTCACATAAAAAATGATGCCGGCACCAAAGCAGACAGCAAAGAGCAGAAAAATTCCCAGCAATTTAAGCACGGCACCGATCAGATCCATCGCGTCGGAAAAGGGGGTTCTGGCGAGTTCCTGGATCTCTATGGGAAGTTCAGGGTTTGTTGAAGCGCTGTTGTAAAACATTGTGTGTCTCCATACTCCTCTTAAGCAATTTTATTGATTTTTGGTTGAAATATGGCGAATGAATACGAAATTTTGTTTCGCTTGCAATCGAAATACAGCAGCCAATTCGCAACGGATTTCAGTAAGGCAGCTGCAAATACCCAAAATTTGTCTGAAAAAACAGCAGAACTCAATAAAACGAGTAAAGACATCAGAGGGTTGATTGCTGCCAGGGAACGGGCAAAAGCGGCTGCGGCAGAGTTCTTCCGCTGTAAGGCTGCTGTTGATAGTCTGAGTAAAGCAGTTGCCGGAACGAAATCGCCGTCAACAGAAATGCTGAAGGCTTTGTCTGAGCAGCAGGAAAAGCTCAGAAAGGCGAAGAGGGCGCTTGATGCTCAGAAAGACAGTGTCCGCAAGGGGAATGCTGCCCTGTCTCAATACGGTAAGACGACAAAGGATTTGGCGCAGTCACAAGCGCAAATGGAGCAGGCGGTTGTAAGGTTGACTGCGGCTCGCCGCAGGTTACTGTTGGTAGAGGCAAAACAGCTGAAGGCAGGACAGCGCATGCAAGCGAGCGCGGACTTGGCAGTTTCTTCTGTTGTGATGATGCAGTTCGTCGGAGAAAAGGCTGTTCATGCCCTGTCTGCGCCTGTTAAGGCGGCCATGAGTATGCAGGATGCTATGGCCGATATTGCGAAAGTTGTGGATTTCGATGACCCTCAGGGACTTGCGAAAATGCAGACGACTTTGGAAAAAATGAGTCTGTCTATCCCGGTGACTGCAGAAGGATTAGCGCAGATTGCGGCAGCGGCCGGACAGTCCGGCGTTGCGGCAGGTGAGCTGGCTGCCTTTACTGAACAAGCGGCAAAAATGGGCGTGGCTTTTGACATGACAGCGGCCGATGCCGGTGAAATGATGGCGAAGTGGCGTTCTGGTATGCAGCTGACGCAGGATCAGACGGTGGCCCTGGCGGATGCGACGAATGCTCTGAGCAATGCAAACGCGGCTCAGGCTAAACAGATCGGAGAAACACTGCAGCGGTATGGTGCTTTGGGAAAGGTTGCAGGGTTGACGGAAACACAGACGGCCGCTCTTGCTGCCACAGTCATCAGCTCAGGGGCTGAAGCCGAGGTGGCAGCCACGGGTATCAACGCATTCAT